TTGGGCGCCACATACTTGAATGGACCAATCCGGCCTGATGGTCTACGCCAAGCCTCCATCACTTTCCAAAACAATGGATCATCAATGCCAGCTCGCTCGTACAACTTCTCCATGAAATTCCATGAATCCTCAGAATGAGTGTTGTCGAACATCTTGAAGTCACACCAAAAATACTGCTTCTGTCCATCCTCAACGAACTTCCGCAGCCATTTGTGGAGTTTCTCCGGAGTGGCACTTCCATAGAATAGAGGCTTGTCCCATGACCAAATCTCCTTCAACAATAAGGTCAGGGGCTTAAGGTACTTGCCTGCGATACAGTGGGTCTCTTCTGCCGGCCCCTGGATCAAGCGGTCAAGCATCTCAAGCAGCTCAGTCAGGCCATACTCGTCCTTGTCAAACCCAGGTAGTAACTCGACCTTTATGAATGCTTTGAAATTCTTATAAACCCGTCTCCATGGTTGTTTGAGCTGCTTTGCAGCTGCTCTAGCAAGAATCTTCCGCCTCCGTGGCGGCATGGAGTCAAGCCATTCATCAATTGTCATTGCCTTAGCCTTGAACATAGGCAACAACAGGTCAACGAACTCCCAGGCCTTCTGCCAAATGCCTTCTCGTGGTCCGGTCCCACCCCAAGGCTTCTCCTTGGGTGTGCGATAAACCCTCCCAAGGAGGGCCTTACCGCAATTGTATGGGGTGCGCGCGCTCACCATAGGCCGTGCACCCGAACAAGCTATTCCACCAAGTGCGTGGGAAAAACACCTAGCGGCCGGCCAGTCCAATTTCTTGAGGTCTGAAACCACAAAATCCTGACGAGGAATCGGACGGTCGGAAAACCCTGGTTTCGACAACAGGGCATGCTGCATGTCTAAGCGGATGGAGTCCTTGGGAACAACTACCTCCTTCCACTTGGATTGACTAGGCGGCTTCTGTTCTGCCGCAACGTACACTACGCCGGGATAACAGGTAGGGACATGCATATTTTCCTGAACCTGGTACCCAGAATAGGTCACATAACCCAACTTCTTCAGCCGGCTCTCGCACTCCGTGCACTTGCGGTTGCGCCACCGATAGGGGACATCTGGTGGTGGTCGATCACAAGAGACGCAGTGCTTAGAGCGGCGTTTTCAGTTGGGCTGAGAAAAGGCCATGATGCCTGCACCGCAGGCAGCTGTCATGGCTCTGTCGACGGCGATCATCTCCCGGGCGACAGCG